AGGTAATGATCTTTATTATTACGCCACGTCTTTGCTGCTAAAAGGTGATGGTACGAATGGAAGTACCAATATTGTTGATAGCAGCTTTGACCCGAAGACCATCACGGCCAACGGTGATGCCCAGATCAGTACCGCGCAGAGTAAGTTTGGCGGTAGCAGTATTGCGTTTGACGGCGCTGGAGATTACATAAGCACCCCAAATAACGCGGCTTTTGACTACGGAACCTCCAACTTTACTATTGAGTTTTGGTACAAGTTTGCCGCAACTCCCGGCGCTGACCAGTACATATACAGTCAAAGGCTGGATAGCAACAACTTTGTGTATATTTACGCCACCGGATCTTCGTTTGTCTTGTACAAGTTTGATGGATTCGGTTCGCTTACTCTAACGGGATCCACAACGCACAATACAACTACTTGGTCGCATTTAGCTGCTGTAAGAAACGGCACCACTTTTACCTTATATAAAGATGGGACTGCGCTAAACTCCATAACTAACAATGCTACGTTTGCCTCCCTTGGTGTACAGCTCGACATCGGAATTTGGAGCGGACCATCCCCGAGCCTCGCTTTTAACGGCTACATCGACGATCTCCGCATCACCAAGGGCATTGCTCGCTATACCTCTAACTTCACCCCACCCGGTCCTTTACCTACTTACTAACAATGATTGCACTTATTCGCCCGATCCTCTTCACCTTCCTGGGTTCTACCCAAGTGAAGCGTCTGATCGTTGATCTTCTCAAGAAACTCTCTGAGTCCACCGACAACACTATCGATGATAAGGCTGTCGAATTTATTGAGAACGGACTGTTTCCAAAGCAATGACCATTAAACTCCGTGATGTAATCAAGTATTACCAGGGGTTACCTAATCAGAACCGCGCCCTTGTTGCCCTAGAACGTCTTCTGGGGCCTCAGGGCCTTTCTGAGGACCAGGAATGGGTCAAAGCGTGGCGAGAGCCCGCCCCCCTGGAGCCAAATACCACCTTTAATAACACCTGGGATGGTATTGAAGCTGCCGCTAAGGTTGCTGGAGCTAAATTTCCTGAGGTAGTTGCTGCTCAATGGGCTCTTGAGAGTGCTTTTGGCACCGCATTGTCGGGAAAGAACAACTTCTTTGGTATCAAAGGAACTCCTGGCACTCTTAAGACCACTTGGGAGGACTATGGAAACGGTCCAGTGACCATTAAAGCCACCTTTAAGGACTTTGCAACCCCCTACGACTGCGTAGAACACCTTGTTAGGCAGTGGTATAAGGATTACAAAGGATACAAAGGTGTTAACCGTGCTGAGTCGCGGGAAGATTGCGCCTATCTTCTTAAAAAAGAAGGCTATGCTACCGATCCGCTGTACCCACAAAAACTAATTAACCTGATGAATCAGTACGACTAATGGCACACAGACCTTACCACGGCGGTGAGTTTCCTGACATCTCCGCCTATGCTTACGATGACTTTTCTGAGGGCTTTACTGACGCCCAAGGTATTGAGCATCGCCGCCTTCTTTGGCAACACGCCTCTAACGAAAGCACCTTTGAGTTTTGCGGAGAGGGTCGCCTTTATCCAGCTATTGTAGACCCCGGTACTCCTGCCAACGACCGCCCTGCTTTTTATGGGGTGGACATTGATGATGCTAATGGTATGTGGCATCGAGCTGCTATTGAATTGACTGCTACTGAGCCCATCTGGGTTCCGTAACCATGACTGAGATTGTCGTCTCAGCAACAGTCGCAGTTGCCACCGGTATTGCTGCTTTTGTCAATCGCATTCATTCCCGAATCAATCGTGTCCATGAGCGTATTAACTCTATGGACAATCGTATTGATAACTTTGAAGTTAAAATTGTTAGTAACTACGTTGCTAAAGTTGACTTTGAACGCGCCCTTTCAAAGATTGATGCAGGCATGAATCGCCTTGATGAAAAGCTAGATCGTATCCTTATGAGAAGCCATGACTAAACAACGAGCATCCGAGGATATGTTTAACGAGCTTCACGGGCTTGTTACTATTGAACTTATCCAACGAATCAAGTCAGGAGTAGCCACCACCCAAGACATTAAGGCGGCTGCTGATTGGCTTGCAAAAAATAACATTACTGGTCTGCCTGTTTCCGGTTCGCCTCTTGCGGAGCTGTTTGCTACGTTGCCTGAGATCGAAATCGAAGACGTTGAGCAGGTCATTTTCTGATGCGTAAATCAGCTAAATACTACGCCAAGAACCCAGAAGCAGCCCGTAAAAAGGCAGCGTACCAACGCAAACTAAACAAGAAGCCTACCGTGAAAAAGGCTTCGGAAGAGCGTTGGTCTGAGCGTAGACGGCGTGGAATTGCTGGGAAGGGAGGCCCCGACCTTTCCCACACGCGCAAGGGGAAAATGGTTCTTGAGTCACGCTCTAAGAACCGCGCACGAAACGGTCACAACGGCAAGAGTACTAAAAAATGAACAAGGGTAATGCTAAACCCCCTGGCCTTTACGCCAACATAAATAAGCGTAAGAAGGCTGGTACTTCTCGCTCTAAAAAGAACTCCACCATCACGCCGAAAGCCTACGCCAATATGAAAGCAGGCTTTCCTAAGAAAAAGAAGAAGTAAACCACCGCAGAGGACAATGCCTCTCAAAGACCCTTCTGCCTACCTTTTTCACCTTAAGGCCATGACCTCCTCTGATGCAAAACGAATGTGGCGAGCAGCGATTAAAGAACACTGGGGTAACCGGTGTGTTTATTGCGGAGCTGACGACAACCTGACTCTTGATCACATTCACCCAAAAGCAAAAGGAGGTCACGACACCACCAACAACGTTGTATGTGCTTGCCTTTCGTGTAATCAAAGTAAAGGCTCCTCCCACTGGCTTAGCTGGTGGGTCGGTCAAGACACTTTTTCTCTTGACAATTTTTCCAAAGTCCTTTCCTGGACGACTACCTAACCCTAACTTAAAACAAATTAAGTAATTAGAAAAATGGCTACTAATCCTGCTGGTGGATCCGCTTACGGTAACTTCACCAATACCCCCTCTGCTGTTGAAAGCTACACCCATCGTAGCGATACTACTGTTAACACCCCCGACGCCTCGTATACTGTGGCTGAGCTGATTGCTCTGATTAACGCTGCTGTTTATACCGCTGGTGCTGTTGATGGCACTGGTTTCGGTAAGGCTTCTCGCTAAGAAGGGGGTTAAGATAAATGGCTACTAAAAAGAAACCATCAATGCTAACTAGCCAGCGTCAAAAGCTGGCAGCTCAACGGGCTAAGCGTGCTGCTAGCCAAGCAAAGGCTCGGGGTGGTATGACCAACCTCAAGAAGCCTACGATGCAAAAGCTGGTACGTAAGGCCGCTCAAAAACGTAAGGCTGCTTCCGGTCGTCCCCTTGTTCGCAAGTCCGAACTGGCTAAAGCCGCCAAGCCCAGTATCAAGGAGGGCGCTAAGAAGCTGCGTGTTCCTGGTGATTCCGGGCAAGTCCGCGCCGCTCAGGCTCGCGGTAAGGCAGAAGTAAGGAAGGCTGTTGCTCGTCGTGGAGCTAAGGCCGCGTCTGGTCGTATGGCTCGCAAACTCGCAGAGTCTGAAGCTAAGCGTCTGCTTGGCGGTGTTAGCAAACTAGCTGGTCGTGGTGCTCTTTTCTATGAGGGCATTAAGGCCGACAACACCGCTAAGGGCACCCTTGAAGAAGCTAAAAAGAAGTATGGCGCTAAAGCCATGCCTCAAAAGCAAGGCCCCGCTGCGCCTAAGACAACTCAAAGCTCCTTCAATAAGAAGTCCTTTAACGATGCCTTCCGTACTGCTCGGAAGTCTGGTGCTAAGACCTTTACCTGGCGTGGTAAGAAATATACCACGGAGATGAAGTAATCATGCCCCTAAAAAAAGGCAGCTCTCGTAAAACGGTAGCCCAAAACATCCGCAAGATGATGAAGGAAGGTTACCCACAAAAACAAGCTGTTGCTGCTTCCCTTTCTTCTGCTCGAAAGAGAAAGAAACGTAAGACGCGCTGAGTGGCATCTAGGAGGCTCTCTAATGGGCCTCCACCCCTTTTTCCGTATGTTTCCCTTATGACCGCATTAGAAGCCCCTTCTAGGACCGTAGAACAAAGACTTACGGATTCCTTTCCTCTTTTTCTTTCTCTTGTATGGAAGTCGCTAGACCTGCCTCCTCCAACAAGAGCACAAATAGCCATTGCTCAGTATCTTCAAGGTGGACCAAAACGACTACAAATCCAAGCCTTCCGAGGACTCGGTAAATCCTGGATCGCTGCTGCCTTTGTTCTGTGGACGCTATGGATCGACCGTGATAAGAAGATCCTTGTTATTTCTGCGTCTAAACAAAGAGCTGATGACTTTACTATCTTCTGCCAAAAATGTATTCTGGAGTTCGACTGGCTGGCTCATCTACGCCCTGTGGACGACGACCAACGATGGTCCCGTGTCTCGTTTGATGTTGCAGGCTGCCGACCCGCTCAGGCACCGTCTGTTAAAAGTGTCGGTATTACCGGACAAATCACCGGTTCTCGAGCCGATCTTATTGTGTTCGATGACGTTGAGGTTCCCGCTAACTCTGCTACCGACCTCATGCGTGAAAAGCTTTTGCAGTTGGTTACTGAGGGCGAGTCCGTCCTTACCCCAAAGAAAGACAGTCGTATCGTGTTCCTTGGGACACCACAAACAACCTTTACAATTTATCGTACATTAAGAGAACGTAACTATAAACCTTTTGTTTGGCCCGCACGATACCCAAAAGACCTTACCGGATATGACGAGGTACTAGCACCACAGCTGGCAAAAGATATTGAAAGAGACGGACACGAAGCACTTTCTTGGAGACCAACCGATACACGCTTCTCCGAGATTAACCTACTGGAAAGAGAAACCAGTATGTCCCGGAGTAACTTTATGCTCCAGTTCATGCTGGATACGAGCCTGTCGGACGCCCTTAAATTTCCTCTTAAGCTCAGCGACTTTTCAGTATTACCGCTTGACCTGGAAAAGGGTCCAAGTGACTTGGTGTGGGGCTCCGATAAGGAAACTCAGCTTGACCTTCCTGCTGTCGCTCTCCCTGGGGATAGATGGCACCGGCCTAAGACTGTTTCGGAATTTGTCCCATACGGGCAGACTATTGTTAGTGTGGACCCCAGCGGCAGAGGTAAGGATGAGACGGTTGCGGTTGTCATCTCGCAAATCAACGGATACCTCTTTGTAAGAGACATCTTTGCTAATCAAGACGGATACTCTGATTCGACCCTTTGTGAGATCCTAAGACGAGCAAAGAAATACAAAGCAAGTCTCTGCGTTATTGAATCTAACTTTGGTGATGGTGCTGTCATGGAGCTGATGAAGCGACACGCCATTGAGATGAAGGTCGGTATTGACTTTGAAGAAGTCCGAGCAACCACTCGAAAGGAAGACCGAATCATCGACACACTAGAACCCGTCCTTAACCAGCATCGCCTTGTGTTAGACCAGCGGCTTATTGAGTGGGATTACCGCAGTAACCCTGACCTTGCCCCAGAAGAACGGCTTCCAAGAATGCTGATGTACCAGCTTACCCGTATGTGTCGGGAAAAGGGCGCAGTAAAGCACGATGACCGCGTAGACGCCCTTGCTCTTGGCATTAAGTACTTCCAAGACATCCTTGCCATTTCCGCAAAAGAGGCCGCCATCGCGGCTAAGAGAGAGGACTGGAACCAGATGCTAACCGCCTTTATCAACCACCCTCAGGAGGCCACAGATCGCCTTGTCGCTGGCAAAAACTTTGAAGGAGTGGGTTTGGGCGAAAACGCAGTCCACAACTGGATTTAGAAAAAGGTGCTCCGTAGGACCGGGAGAGTGGTGTCTCTCGGTGTGGAACAGCGGTAATTAGGGGGGTGACAGAACCCAAAATCGTCACCTCCCGACCCCCGCCCACAAAACGACCCGCTTTCCCCGGTATCTCCCCATTGACAACAAACACAATTAAAGACCAAATTTTGTAAACGACTCTGCGCGAGCCGATCCCTTGAGCGGTAGGGGGAAGAGGGGGGATAAAGGGGGGAGTTGGGGACGACACAGAATATAGTTAGCGTAGGGGCGAAGCCCCGGAGCGTTAGCTTTTGATAGACAAACCAGAAAAACAAAGACAAAATCAGGAAGACACCCGAAGGGTGGATTCCGTTTGTCACAGACACAATAGACATAAACAAAAGCAGACTATAAAATAACTATTACTGTTGTTTCTATTATGTCTATTAATGTCTATTTAATTACCAATCCACCCGCTCTTACCTTTCATGTCTCAGCTTGTT